TTCAGATTTCAAGAAGTCGCTGATGGGGTCTTTACCGTCACTGCGTACTCGTCTTATATAGTAGGGAGAGAACCGGGCGTGGATGCCTGATGCGCTATCTACAAGCTGTGATACAGTACCGCTAGGCTTGACTGCCGTTACAGCAGTTGATTGGTTGATCCCTAACGTCGCTGCATATTCTTTGTTAGCATCTACAGCAACCTGCTTCAGGTTCTCCAAAAGTGTTTCAAGGTCTTCTTTCTTATAGGACGCACCTGACAGCATCGTGTTGTCCATGATCCCGGTCATGCTCACACCAAGCAGGCACTCTTCTTCTGTGTTCTTCTTCCAGATGTTTCGGACGTAGCGGAAGTCTGTCAAAGATGACTGAAGTGTCCCTAAGATTGCAGCAAGCTCAACCTTACGTTTTAAAGTTTGGGGTGTATCGGTACTCCTGATAACGACTTCCGACAAATTACAAACCTGAGCCGAGCGTAGGATAATCTCAGAGCAAGGGTTAGTACCAAAGTCGTGATCTACATCTCGTCGTCCGTTCTTTGCTGCTTGCTTCTTTGCAGCGGTGCGGGAGAAGATGCCCCGCTCACCTGCCTTGGACTTATACATAGCAACCCATTCTTCAAGGAATGTTTCATAGTCCGGCTTATCGTTATACACGGCGCTGTTGTTTGCAAGGGCGCGTTGTGTTTCACTCTCCCACCAATTCCCAGACTTTGCGTGACGCATACGATCGTCAGACAAATTAGAAAGGGAAATAAGAGCAGAACGACGCACACCGCCAACAACCACAATTTCAGCAATCTTACATACGATGTCATGGCATTCTAAACTGGTGAGCTTGCGTCCAGCAGCCCTCTTAAAAGTAGCAACGGTAAAATTAAACAAGGCAACAAGAGGCTCAGATCCACTAGATCTCCCGCCAAAGGTTTTGAGACGTTCGCCCTTTGCACGAAGTTTACTAACGTCCCACGAAGGAACCTGACCCGAATATAAAAGAGAGACCAGCTCACGGAAAGCTTTAGCCCAGCCAATTTTACTGTCTTGTACATGGATTGTAGTTTCTGTTTCATAAAATTCATCTTCAATAGTTGGTAGTTTAGCGACTGATTGACGTTCGACTGAAAAGCCTACGCCTGTGCCGCACATTAATACGTAAAGTATCTCATCAAATACTCGTTGGTTATCGACAGCAATATAACTACAGTTAAACCCTGCCATGTTATCACGGTCTAGTGCTTCGCCTGCCGTCATCAAGCAGCGCATACTAGGCATTACTTCTAAATTATGTATGGCGTGGAAAAGCTCGTTCGCTAACTCAGGTTCAAGTTGGTCACGCTTGACCCAGAACTCTATGTAACGCTGCACTGTCTCCTTCCAAGTCTCTCGTCGGTTATCATCTTCGCGCCAGCGAGCGTAGCGTGATTTGTGTATGTACTGTTGATATGAATCCATTATCTATTATCCCCTGAACCTTGTAAGGTGTTTTTAATTTTTCGTTTGTATAGTTTGTTTAAGTTTTGGTAAGCGAGGTCGCCCAAGCTTAACCCGGCACGATCTGTTAAGACAGCCAAGTACCAAAAGACATCACCCAGCTCTGCTGCTAGTGCATCTTTGTAACCGGGCTGCTCACCGTCTCTAATTTTTTTCTTAACTTTTCCTGCCACCTCACCAGCTTCTGAGCATAAACCCATTGCAAGATATTCTTCAGCTTTATCTTCAGGGAAGATTGCAGTATCATTACATTTCTCCTGATACCAATCAAAGCCTTCAAACATAGAGATCATTTCCTCTGTGTATGGGTCTGTCATGCTGCCTCCTCCGTTAGTCGTGCTAAGTACCACTGTGCTTTCTTTAAGTCCTCTACAGGCTTACCCTTGTAGGCGTAGCGCCAGAGGTACTTCATTGCGTTACCCTTAAGGTAGCCCTTGAACTCTGTGTCAGACATACTAGCCTTAATAGCTTCGATACATTCTACAGAACCTGTGTTGTAATGGACAGGGCGCTCCACCGGGTCATCAGCCCACTCGTCATTTGCCAGCTCCATCTTCTCCTGCTCCGCTGCTTTGGCATACTTCACTCGCAAAGCATCCCACTGTTCTGGCGTAACATCGTTAAGGCTTTTCTTAACCTCTCCTTTTAGACCGTCCATAATTTTACCTCTTTTGTTTTAAAGTTATATTCACCATCACGTAGGATACGTGCTAGTCGTGCATTCTCGATGGCGACTTCTTCGCCTAATCCTTTTGACTCAAACGCCTCAACAACTGTTTGCCATGTTGCGCCTTTGTCTAATAATAATTTATCTGCTGTCTTTGCACCTACCGACGGACAACCTTTGTAGTTATCTACGGAGTCGCCGACGAGTGTTTGGTACAGGAAGTTGTAGTCAGCTTCTTCTTGATCGACTTCAACAATCTTACCCTCGATCAGGTGGTACGCTGGCACAGTAAGCAAGTCTTTATCTATTGACCAGATCACTGTGTTCTTATCCGCACTGCCAAGGATACCGAGTAGGTCATCTGCTTCTAGCTTGTCCTCAACTCTACCATTGTAATTATCTGCTAAATATTTTTTAGCAAAATTTAAGAGCATCGGTTTGCGTGTGCCTTTGCGGTTAGCTTTATAGTAGGGAGCTACGTCCTTACGATATAGGTTGTCGCCAGAGATGCAGGTAATAAAGTCTGTGCAGCCTGACTGCTCTTTAATGTCTGCCATGAAGACTGACATATGTGAGATAACATCTTTCTCAAAAGCGTGTAGTGACCAGAAGCCGTCGCCCCAATCAATTGGAGTCTCTGCAACGACAGCAGCTTTATATGCTACGATGTCGCCGTCTACTAATAGTGTTCTACTCATCTTCATCCTCCTCCGATAAAATCTTATGAATCATCATCCCGCTCTTTGCTAATCTGTATTCAATGAGGATCTCACCTAACCATTTGATACCAAGGGCAACACTGACAAAAGCGAAACTACCGATACATAAAATACTTAACCAATTAATTTCCATTAGAATTTCCTGTGTTTAACGCACCGCAGCTTCCGCTTTACTGGATCAAATTCTAAGAACTGAACCCCTAGTGCTTTTTGTTTTGGTGTCCGTGATGGCATATGTGTGTTCTTACCTTTCGTCTTCACATCAAAAAGGTAAACCTCACCGTCTTTGATACCGATCACGTCGATTGCCCCTGTTGCTCCAGCGTTATAGAAAACCTCAAAGCCTTCATCCCACAACCATGTAATAGCGTAGAGTTCTGCAAGGTCACCTATGCGACTAGGATCAGTGAGTTTCCGCCCAACTGCGTCCGATGTCGAACTCCGAGTCGAGAGGACATTTGAATCCATACTTCCTTTCTGTGGCTTTAATTGCTTCTTTAGTGATTGCACCTATTGCATCCTCCAGACCTTCTTTGACTATAATTTGTACTTCATCGTGAACAAACGCCACTATCGAAACTTCTTCGGTAGTGTAGCCTTTAGCTCTTATCATATTCTCAACCTCAACGTACCATCGTTTACAGATGATCGCTCCGGCTGATTGAAGTAGTGTGTTTAGTGCGGCGTGGGCATGGCGAATAGGTATCAACCTACCATCAAGTCCTTTAATAAACTTCTCACCTGTTTGCATCTCAAGGCGAGTGTTTAACGCTTCCGTAAGTTTCTTAAGCGCCGGGGTCTTTGCCAAGAATCTCTTCTTAATCTGTCCACCTTCTTTTGCGCCTTTGCCAATGATCTCTCCGATCTTGCCATTACCTGCTCCATATAAAAAACCGTATATAAAGGTCTTCGCTTGAGGACGTGTAGCAAGTCCTGCGGCAAGTTGATTAGCTGTGTGTATGTCCCCTTCAAGTATCTCGCGTCCATATTTACCTCCGTCAAATCGTGACATATAATGTGCAAGGCAGCGCAGCTCTAAACCACTAGCGTCGGCACCCAGTAAGGTATAGCCTTTCGGTGCGTAGAATAGTGAGCGGCACTCCTCCCCAAAGGCGGCACCTCCAGATGGAACTTGAGCGACGTTAGGGTTGCTGTGGGTACAACGAGAAGTAACAGCACCCATATGATTAACCCTTCCGTGGATACGACCATCTTTCTCCATCTTGAGCCAAGCCTGCTTACCATTTCCTAATTGTCCTAATCGTTTGTTTAGCATCAGGAACTCTGTCAACAGCTTGGCTTCCGGCATATCAATTCCTGCTAGAATTTTTTCGTCAACTTTTGGCTCACCTGATGGTGTGTGTTCTTCTGGTTTCCATCCCATCTTCATCAGCCTGTCGGCGATCTGTTGGCGGGATGCCGGGTTAAAGGGTATTACTTTTGTCTTAGTCTTAAGCTCAACAATCGTTGGCTCCATCGTATCGACTAGCTCTTGCTCGATCTCTTGCTTCCGGGCAGCGAGTTTGGTGTATAGCTTCTGGGCTGCTTCAACATTGAAGGGGAACCCTGTGCGTTCCTGCTGAAAGAGCATCCTGTTCATGTCATGCTCAAGATCCATAGGTTCTTTAGGATAATTCTTTGACTGAATAAGTTCGTATAGCTTCACGTTAAGGGCTACGTCCTGTACACAATACTCAAGCATCTCAGGTGTATAGGTATCCCAAGCATCTTCTTGTTCACCGTAGTCACCTTTGTTGTCACCTAAGCGTTGACCCCATGCCTTCAGCGAGTGTGAGCCAATCATACGGTTCTCAACAGTGCGCTTCAGCATATCCTTCTCTTTCATGTTAGGCCAGATCAACCGGGACGCAACCAGCGTGTCAAAGACAACACCAGTGTAGTCGTAGTCGAACAGCTTCTTAAGTACAGGTAGATCGTAAGCCTGCACGTTGTGTCCTCCAATGACACCAGCTATGTCTAGTACGACTAAGCCCTCACGGATCTCATCGTGTCCTACAAACTTGTTTACGTTGCCTGTGATAGTACAGTGCGTGACCATGCAGTGTGCCTTGGTTACGTCGTCGAGTAAGTTATCTGTTTCAATGTCAAAAATTAGCATTTAACGGTTACCTCCAACTCTGTTTCTATCCATACAGTAGCGCCACAAGATAAAGGTTTATCAGGCTGGCTCACAACTCTAGCCACCTCTACACCCTCTGCTGTTTGTATCGAGGCTAGGTGGCACTTGCGGTTTTGTTTGTAATCCTTAACCGTTAAAGGTGGGAGTTGTACATCGTCAGGAAACTTTTTGTTGTGTCTGACATGGTGCTGGTTAACGTGTATTCTAGTCTTCATATTATCCTCTCGTCGGAGTGATTAGTTTAGTCTTCAATTACGGCGCGTATTTCCTTGTCTGCAATTATGTAGTAGTCTTCACCGTCCTGTTCCCATAAATCCATTCCGCTGTATTGACCG